CTATTGCGTTGTATTCGTTGTTAAACAAGTCAGCATCAATAGGTTGACCGTTAGCTAACGCTCCTGTAGTATCCTGTCTAGTGTATCCATTGGGCATATTACTGTTCCTTACTGCCTGTCATTCCGTTTATATTCTAAAACACATGTGTCTAATGTGAAGGAGGGGTTTGATGTTACATCTGCAATACGTAACGCTACTGTGTCTCCTGACCCTATAATATTTACAGGGTATATCTTTTCTAGTGTGCCACCAAATGTAGCACCTCCTGATGCTGCAAAGGTAACACCAGCACCACCAAAAAAAGATACAGAACTGGCGGTAGTTGTTATGTCTATATTCTCTGGTTGTAAAATATCGCCACGTGTAGCTGATTCAAAATCATACTTTACTCCAAAGTCTAAGTCAATAGTACCCTCTGGGTCTATAAATAAAACTGCTTTATAAAAAGTTTTTCTAATTTGTGGGTCATCAATGGGCATGAAAGCAGATTGAAAAATAGCTTCAATAGCTGTGCCATCAAACGTAGTTCCTGTATCCAGCGTGTATGCATAACCATCATTGTTTGCAAAAGCTATTGTCTCTGCAGCGTTTGTTATACTATAGGAACTGTCTATAACGTTTGCTTTTATTCCTTTAGTAGTTGACCACTCAATACCTTCTGCTCCTTGTGCAGATTTTTTAGTGGCTATCAAACCTCTAGCTGAAGAAACTGAACCAGATGAAGAATAAGAAAAAATCCTATACTGTGATTTTTCTCTGAATACAGTAGAGCAGTACGAAGTAGAACCACTTAGGAAAGAGGAAGCATCTTCTTTTATTTTATCAGAAGCTACGTCTAATGCAAAGTCACCAATACGATCAGTAGCAGATAATAGTCTTAGTCCATCAGGAGCGAGATACATTATGTCTCCACCTACTTCTTGAACTGTGTCTCCATTAATACAGCCTATGTTTTCTGTGATAGGCTGTAATTGAAAGTCTGCAGTAGAACTACCTGTTAATCTACTTACAGTATCTGTAGTAAAAACAATTAGTTGATCACGAAACACTACTAAACCTGTAGTATCATGTGCTAAGTTTATAGTACCTGCACCGTCAGCTACTGCAAAGTTATCTACTGTAGAAGGTGCTGTAAAGAAAAGTTTATTCTCTTTGGTATAGAAAGCTGTATTCTTAAATATTACTACACGTTCTGCACCTATAACATCTGTATTTATATTTGCACTAGCGGCTGTTAAATTGGTTTGTGAGTTATCTGTTGAATTATATATACTAGGATAACTCTTACCATCAACAAATACATATTTTTCATTTCCATCAAAATTAAACTCAGCGTAATTTACTTTTCCACCTAGAGTATTTGTTGAAACATTAGTAAAAGTCCACCGTGTACCATCACTATAGTAGTATGCAGTTTTATTTTCATCCGTAGAAAGAAGATCTCCAAAAGTAACAACAACATTATCAGACAAAGATTGAGCAGTAGAGAGGGTTATATTATTTTGATTTGTTACTGCAGACACCTCGCATGGTGCTGAAATTCCTGTTCCTGTTACCTGCATTCCTACTTTTATATTAGTAGCAAAACTAAGTAAAACATTATCAGCTACGCTAACACTAGTATCTAATACAATACTATTTTGACTTGTTACTGTTTTTACTATGGCAGTACCAGTAATACCAGTACCAGTCACTAGCATACCTTTAGTAATAGTTCCGTAGCTTGCACCTGTACCAGCTATCGTAGCACCTGTTATTGGTCCTTCTGCTAAACCTGTACCTGCTATAGTAGCTGCTGTTATTCCACCTGATCCATTTACTGCAGTTATTGTAATAGTTGCATCATTAGCAGTAGTAGCACCATTTAACTGTGTACCTACTACTTTAATTGTTTCACTAGCTGTGTAACCTGAACCTGCTGCAGAGATAGCTACAGTATATGCAGTACCTGTTTTAGTAATGTTAAATGTAGCACTACTTCCTGAACCACTATAGCTAGATTGTGTTGGGTTGGTGTATGTAGCAGCACTAGAACCTACCGAGGTGACTGTCGCAGTTGCGTTGTTTGCTGAAGTAGCACCACCTAAGTTTGCACCTACTACTGTTACTGTTTCTCCAACTTTAAATCCTGTACCTGCTGCATTTATTGATGCTGAATATGAACCGCTTGTGTTTGTTACATTAAAAGTAGCACTTGCACCAGCAAGAGAAGATGCACCTGTCACTCCTGTAAAGGTACGTACTCTATCTAAAGTTAAAGTAGTTCCTGAAGTAACAGCACCATTTACAGTAGCTAAGGCTGTATTGGTATCAAGAACTAATGCGGTAGCAGATGATATAGCTCCATTCACAGTCGCAGTAGCAGTTTGTCTTTCTAATACAGTAGCAGCAGATACTTTACGAGCAGCTATTGTTCTTGCGTTGGATACTACTTTAATTCCTAATACATCCCCTGTTCCTGGAATTGCAAAGTTTGTAAACTTTTCGTAGCCTCTTATCTTTTTATAGCCACCTTCTTTATCTACCTCAAAGTTTTGTAAAGTAGAAGCAGAACCAACAGCATTAGTTCCTTGCTGTAGCAAACTCATGTTAGAGATTAAACCACCTCTAAATTCTATTGGAAATGTATTCCAGCCTGTAGCCATTAGAAACTAACTCTTCTATCTCTTACTTCTTTGTAACGATTTATGTGTAAAGATCTTAAATATTTTATACCATCTTCAAAAACTGCCTGAGACATGTTAGCCATTTGTGCATCATTTCTAAATTGATATGCATAGAACATAGCACCGTTTACAATGACATGTCTGTAGGGTTCTGGTATGGAGGGTATATCATCGTGTGATTCTAAATCATAACCAAGTGTGTAGTATTCATAAACTAATGTGTAAGCTTTATCAGGTTCAGGTACTAGTATGAACTCTCTGCTAGGAGTACGTACAATCTTTCTAGGGATGCCCCTGTTGGATGTATCTGAGTCATACTCTTGGTCTACATACTTTTCTAGATATTCTTCGTATGTTATTTCTTTTAAATGTTCTGTTCCATTACCAAGTGTGGCACTTCTTTTTATTCTAAAAGACTGCATGTTTATGCTTTTAACATCTGCAGGAAAAGATTCTCTTGATACACCTGCAACTAGGGTAAGTTCATTCTCTATATGATTCCATGACCACTCAAACTCTTCTTGCTGTATGTGTCTTATTGCAGAGTTGACAGCCTCTTTTACAAAAGTATAATAACCTGTAGTTGTTGCAAAGTTAGTGCTTGTTAGTTTGACTTCGTTAAGTCTTCCACAAACATCATTAACTAGGCCGATAAAATTATAAGCCATTCTTAACTACTCCTAACCCTTAAAAAGATATTTCTTTCAAACGTTGTTGAATCTGACGTAGTAACTCTACAAGTAATCTTATATCTTGTTCCATTTATGCCACCAGAAAAACGAGCAGTTGCTACTTTAGTTGTATTAGTTGGTTGTAATAAAATTAAATCACCACTAACACCGCCTAGTGCAACATTAGTTGCTAGTAACGTGTCATTAGCTAACCACACAACACTTGATATTGTTAAGTCTCCTAAGAAGCGCCCCCAGTCAACACTGAAATCTGCAACTTCATCTGGGTCTAAATCAGGCCACTTGTATGCCATACGAAATCCTTACCTACTTATATATACTTTGTATTCTTTATAAGGTACAATATTTACCGTTGCTGTTCTTCTAAACTCTGTATTTAGAAATACTTTTTCTGGCGCTCTAAATATACCGTTTGGTATGTCTGAATCGTCATCACGCCAGTCTGCTACACTAGTACCAGCTACACCTGATAAGTTATGACCTATATTATACTTGGAGTTACTTACACTTGTAGTGCCTAAAGATGTCGCAATGGTAATCTGAGAATCAGCACTAACACCAATACCTACAGCGCCTGTTGCTACAGTTGTTGAAAGTTGGTCACTAACATTAACACTAGCTATTGCACTTACAGCAGAAGTACCAGCTACGCCTGTTACAGTTGTAGATATAAATCCTAGACCAGCAGTAGCACCAGCAGCAGAAGTACCAACAACACCAGTCGGTGTTATATTAGCATCAGCGTCTACAGTTGCAGATGTTATACTTCCTACAGCACCAGTAGCGGCAAGACTAGGAGTAACAAATGCCTGATCAGCACCAAGGCTTAATCCTGAAACTGTAGCAGTAGCAGAAACACCTGTAACAGGAGCTTGCCTATGAGGTGAAGCTGAGAACTCACCTACGGTTACTTCAGCTATGGCTGTAAAACTTAACATTTATCTATACCTTTTTTTCTGCCAATAATCAGTGGTGTAAACGGATTCTAATACAGAAGTAAAATTAAATGATGCTTTTGAAGACTTTTTTAAATTAACTTCAGAAACTTCGCTATCCCAATTTTCTCTTTTAAAAGGAAATGCTTGTATTAAAGGTGTACCACGTTTAGCAAAACATTCATTAGAATTTAGGATACAAGGGAAGTTAACAGGAGTTGGGTGTAAATCAGTATCTACTATAGCTGGTAGAATTGTTATGTCTCCCTCTGTATAAAAAGGAGAAGTAAAAAATGTTGAATAACCTTTAGGTGTTGTAATAGTCCAAGGAGATACTAACTTTAAACACTTTTCACCATCAATAAAATTCTCAAGAGGGGAACCTTTTAATTGTTCTATACCATGCCACTCACATCCTATACTATACGAACCTTTAAATTCTTCTGGAACTCTAGATCTATTTTGATATTTACCCTCAGAATCTGTGGATATTTTAATATCAACCCAAGCAGGAATTATATAACCACTTGTAAGGTAATCTCTAACAGGCATACATTTTTTTATAGTGGATATGGTGTCTATTACGTGTGATTTTCCACCTTGCATTGTAACAGGGCATTTGTCTGTCATTGCCATTTTTTTATACCAGTCAGGTACAAATTTTTTTGCTGGCTTAGGGTGTGGTGCAACAGAAAGTACGTCTGGATGTGCTTGAAATTTAATTTTTGGCATTATGTTAAGGGTATGTAAATGGAGTCATAGGCCACGCTATGCTATCTCTCTCTAAAGAAGTATCAATATTATTCAATGTGTTTCTATAAGCAACAACTTCAGAAGTCTCCTCAATCTCTCCATCTTTTAATTTCTGTTTTAACAGCAAAAGCCAAGCATCTCTTGTAGCGTATGTGTCGGTTTTAGCGTTGGATAAAATGTTAAGACTCATAATTAATAATAACCTTATACATAAGCATACTTATAATATTCTCTTAGTTCTTTAATATAATCAATATACTGATCTATTTTATCTTTCCAGTTACTGTCTACTACAGGATGTATTACTCCTGATTTATGTGAAGCGAAACATGTCTGCGCCCATTCTAAAGGATCTTTTGTTGAATATAAAAAATAGTTTATATGACCATAAGAAGTAGTATCACGATTCTGTAGTAAATCAAAATGATCAACTTTTTTATTTAACATGTAACCTATCAATGCGCTTTCACTTATCATAGTAGAATAAATATACTCTGAATTTTTAATTAAGTCAAACAAATTACTGCTGTCATTAGCATAATAAATTCCACCTAAATATTCATCAAGTTCATCATATGCTTCATTGTGTGATATTGGGTGCTTTTTAAATAAAACATTTTCTACACCATGTATATTTAGTATTCGTTCTATTTTACCAACACAACAATGTTTTTTTAATTTATTACCACCTGGCAATACTACTAAAGCTTTTTTAGCTTTTTGTTGAGTCACCTTTGCAAATTTATATTTAGAAAAAGTTTTGTTTTCTTCTATGGTCTTTTTTAAAAAATCTATATGCCCAACATTTTTTTGTTCTGCATAAGCATCTGTCATCTGTCGAATGCTTTGTTCAAAGTTTAAAGGGTGTAATATTATACATCCTGCAAAAGTTGTATAGTTAATAGTTCGAAAATAAAGAGGTTCTTTTGCTGTAACATCATAAGCAAGTTCTATATTTTCTTTTTTTATCCTGTCTAAAAGGTATTCTTCTACACTAGCAAGTAGTATATGTTTTGTTGTCCAAGCCCCTTGTAGTTTACTTTTAGAAGACCCTGAATCCATTTCTATTATTTGTGGAATATTTGAATTTATAGATCTGCGATACTTGCTATCTAAGTTTTTTTCAAGTTCTTTAATATGATCTTGGCAATCTGGGCAATCACAATCTTTTTCTTGGTTTACCATTCTTTTAAGCATAAAAACTTGTAGTCCTGCTTGTGCTGCCTGTTGTGTTAAATGTTGTAGTAGTTGATTTAGATGTGTTGAATGTTGTAGTAGTTGATTTAGACGTACTAAAAGTAGTAGTATGAGATGTACCAACAGTTGTGGTATGGCTAGTACTTGTAGTACCACCATAACGATTCATATTGTAATACCAATATTGACCACCACAACAAACACCAGTATACGCAAAGTTTCCCCTATAGTAAGTAGCACCACCAGTGTTATACGTAGTTATATTATTAGCTTGGCCTGTAAAAATAACTCCACCAGTATTGCCTTGCCACACCCCTTGACTTCCTAAATGATATAAGCCGCCTCCATAGGTTACCCAATAACTAGATTGATTGGTCCATTGTTCATATTGGGTAGATCCAGTCGTATTATACGTTGTGGTGGAAGAAGTATTATAGTTCGTAGTGCTGGAGGTATTATAGGTAGTAGTTGTACTTTTTGAAGTTGAATAGGTAGTAGTAAAAGAAGAACTAGTACTAGACGTTGTATTAAACGTAGTAGTAAATTCTTTCTTACTAGCTAAAAACCCTAAACTCATTATGCAAAGTCTCCAATGTAGTTAACTAATATGTTACTACTATCTAGTACAAAATACCCTAGTACACTTATTTCATTAGCACCAGTGCTTTGTACAATAGCAGCACCGTTAACTGGTGTTTTACATTCTGCTGGTAAAGTAAAGTCATGCGATCCTGAACCATCCTGTACAAATACTATATTACCAAAACGCCCTGCATCTTTGTTAGAGAAAGTAAAAGTAGTATCTGCTGTCATGTTTACTTTAAAGTTGTTAGCAGCAGATAGGTCTATGTTAACTGTACTTCCACCACCTGCAACAGTGTCTATGTCTTGACGTAAACCGCCTGTCATAGTACCACCTGCTAGGGCTAACTTTGCATCTAACTGTGTTTGTACGTTTGAGGTTACACCATCTACATAATTTAGTTCTGCTGTGGTTGCAGTTACACCATCTAAAAGATTTAGTTCTGTGGCTGTTGATGTAACACCGTCAAGAATGTTTAACTCTGCAGCAGTAGACGTAACACCGTCAAGAATGTTTAACTCTGCAGCAGTAGACGTAACGCCATCTAGAATGTTTAACTCTGCAGCAGTGGATGTAACACCGTCAAGTATATTAAGTTCTGCTACAGTAGATGTCAGTGTACTAAAGTCTTTACCACTGTACGCAGTTCCACCCATGCCTGAGTGGTTACCGCAATAGTAGTACAATACGTCTGGTGCGTCCTGCTCTAAGGTTACTTGTGTGTAAGCTCCTGCTGAACCCGGAGTTCCTACTTCTGTGACTCCTGTGGTAAAAGCTGAACCTGATGCGTGTGTACCGTTTGATGTGGTTGACAGTCTTAAAGGGTGCGATGCGTTGGAAGAATCTGATTGATCAAAGCGAATAGTCACAGACTTTGGTAGAAGTGCTGTTTGCTGTAAAGCACCATCCAAGTAATATTTATTTCCAGAACCAGGATTTGACACAGTGACAGCTATTGTCATGTGTGGTCCTTTGGTATCTAACTGGGTCTGAACGTTAGAGGTTACACCATCTACGTAGTTTAACTCAGCCGTAGTAGCTGTAACTCCGTCTAACAAATTTAGTTCTGTTGCCGTAGCAGTTACACCATCAAGAATGTTTAACTCTGCA